TGGAAGTGAATCTAAATTCGCATGGAACACCGGATAAAGATGATATGAGTCCTTCATTCTCGACAAGCCAAACCCTGACGTTGTTCTTGGGTTTTGTGCCAGATCCCGTCGATCCTCCATAGAAAATAGCCTTAAGCGCTTTATCTTCCCAGTCAACTACAGACATGGGATGACCACCTAAAATGTCTGCATCATAAGGTTTAGGGATATCAATAAGCATAGGGCCAGAGCTCTCTCCTATAATAGGAGCCATGATAGGAACACTAGGAAGTCTAAAGTTTGGGAAACAATAAACATTTCCATGTTTACCATCCCTACACAAGATGCCACAGTCAGATATGCGAACAAAAAAGACTACGGAAAAGATTCTGTGACTTAATGAATGGAAGAACGGAGCTGGTCGCTCAATTTGGCCATAATGATAATTCCCTTGCCACTCAGTAATAGTAATCATTGCCCCATTTGTTCTCCATTTCTTAGGGCTAATGATGGCTCCGTCTCCAAGTCGTTTGTTTAGGTCTTTTAGAGTTTCCATGTCGACCCACTCTTGATCTCCCACTTTTGGTTCATAACCATCTATGAAGACTACATAAGAATGGCATTGTCCTGTTGAATCATAAACGAACATCCCGAAGCGCCTGGTCAATTTGCATAAAGTGTCGACAGTCTTTAAAGCATGATTTCGTCCTAACGAATAGTACTGGGTTCTAGAGTTCATGTTTTCAAGTGCCAACCATTTTCCTACTCCTTCACCCTCCTCAACACGCGGCTCAGACAACGGGAATATCATACGTTTAACCTCCCCAATGGAAGTAAGAACAGCCCCATAATTGTACGATATCAAATTTCCCTTACCAACTAATGTTGAAGTTGACACAACGTAGAGTGCTGGCATAATGAACGTTGCTCCCAGAAGAATCTTTAACATAGTTACCGAGGATTTACTAGTATTAATGACCTTATGCATAAGGAAACTATCTCTCTCAATCGTTGCTAGTTTGATTCTGTCTCCTCTAAACCCTGCATTCCTAAAATAGGCTGCTGGCTGCAGCAATAACCAATTACGATAAGAAATTCCTTTAGGACTAAACATCAACCATAGTTCTTTAGTTTTTGCTCGGCCTAAAACTGAGCGCAAGGTTCCAAAATGCACGGTAACATTGGGGAGAGGTCTGGTTCTGAGGTAATCACGTGCAGCAACTGATTTTTCAAAGAAACACTCAATTGTTTTATTCTTTCCTAAGTAAATGAGATCAGTAACAACCTCCGGAATCGAAAGCCCATCATCGTACCATACCGACAAGTCCGTCAGGCAAATCTTACTACTTAGGTCCATCAGAGTTTTGGAGGCAGCCGCTAAGGATACGGACATGAGAGATCTAAATGCAGGAAGATTCAGTCTCTCAACAGCAAAAGAATTCAAAATCACTTCAGATCTAGGATCACGTCCGAACCGTCTCTGTAGAAATTCAGGAAGAGAAAAGGATATAGGGTCGAGACCGCCAAGATTGTACTCGAACTTCCAACGTTGTGTCCTTGCAATAGCTGCTGGAATTACACTCTTAGGTATCATCCCC